CCAACATCACCAACTTCCCCTCCGGCGTGACCATTCAGGCCGGCGACTCGATCTCGGGCGTCTTCACCTCGGTGGCTGTATCCTCCGGGGCGATCATCGCCTACAACCGCAAGTGGGTCTAAAATGCGTCTCGGACTAGGCCTAGGACTCGGCGTGCAGCAAGCCCTCGGTGGGGCTGGCGGCGGCGCTGACCTGCCTATCATCCGGCGCGACCTGCTCCAGGAGGACGACTTCTTTGTCTTCCTTGAGGATGGCGACAAGATCGTCATCACCTTCGGCACCTTCGACTCTTTAGACTTGGAGAACGGGGACTTCCTGCTCCAAGAGGACACAGGCAAACTCATCATCCAAGCAAACTAACTTATGGCAGACACGAAAATCACGGCCTTGGCGGCCATCACTACGGTTGATCCGGCAGCGGACGTGCTGCCGATTGTGGACATCTCGGATACGTCCATGGCTGCATCGGGCACCACGAAGAAGATCACCAGCAACCAGATCCTCGGGGCAGGCGGCACCGCCACCCTCGCCTCCGCCACCATCACCGGCGATCTGACGGTGGATACCTCGACCCTGAAGGTTGATTCGACGAACAATCGGGTGGGTATTGGCACGGCAAGCCCCACTTCCGATTTGGATATTTTCCGCGCAAGCGGCAGCGGAATCACCTCTGGTATCTCACTGCGTACTGCTGCCGGTGCTGGCGGCGACGGTTCATTCATCAAATGGCTTAGTGCTGGTAGCAACGAAAAGGTTGCTCAGATTGACGGCGTTCTGAATGGAACCGATGTCGGTTATCTGTCGTTCCAATGCGGCAACGGTGCTGATGCGATGGCGGAGCAATATCGAATCGCTTCAAGCGGATTGTTCACATGGTACGACGGCGCGGGCGGCACCCGAATGACCCTGAACTCCACGGGGCTGGGCGTGGGGACGACTGACACCACAAATGGACGTTTAAATGTTAGAGCTGGAACTGCTGCAACAGGAAACTCCGCTTTCTTTATCAATTCTGACGGAACTTACAATCCATACCTGCAAATCCAGCACAGTTCTGCAGGGATAAAGCTGTTCGTTTCAAGTGCTTTTGGCACACCAGCAAACAATCTGATATTTGGAAACGGTGGTGTTTCCGAAACAATGCGTATTGATGGATCTGGCAACGTCATCTCAAACGTCACCGGCACCGCTCCGACGCTGGCAACCAACAGCCAGATGGTCTTCAACCTGACCAGCAATACCAACCTCCGAATCTCGGTTCGCGGAACGGACGGCACCACACGCACGGCCAACATCACCCTCGCCTAATCTACCATGAACATCTCTTGGCTCATCGAACGCCTTCTCTGCAAACCCGTAGAAGGCTCCTACACCGATGTCGTCATCACCGCCGACTGGCGTTGCAACGGCACCGAAACCACCGGCACCGGAGACGACGCGAAGACCTACAGCGGCACTTGCTACGGTAGCTGCTCGTTCGCTCCGCCGACTGGTAGCTTCACTCATTATGCCGATCTGACCGAGCAGCAGGTACTTGACTGGTGCTATGCCAACGGAGTCGATCAGTCGGCCATCGAAGCGAACGTCTCCGCGCAGATCAACGACCAGATCAACCCTCCGGTCATCGCTCCGCCGCTGCCGTGGGTGACTCCCGCTCCTGAGCCTGTTGTTGTTGCGCCCGAGGCTCCCGTTGTCGAAGCTCCGACCGTATGATCAAGATCGAACTTACCCCGCAGCAGTTCAACCAACTCTATGAGCTGCTGGTCATTGGCATGAAGGCTGGAAATGTCCAAAACATGAAGGTCGGACTGCCGCTGGTGGACATCCTCGAAACCGCAGCCGCGCAGCACAAGCCCGAATAACATGGACGCGACCAACCAAGGCGGTGGATTCGGCGGAATCGTTGGATTACTAGGGACCGCCACGGTCGCAATAGTCGCATCCTACATCCCCGAACTCACCGAGTGGACGCGGTTCCTGACCGCGCTCGCCGCCCTGATCGCCGCAATCACGGCCCTCTACAAAGCCATCAAAAAGAAATGAATCCCAACGTCGCCTCACTCATCCGCCACGGTCTCAGCGCCGCCGGTGGTTTTCTCATCGCCAAGGGCGTTGTCACGCTCGACCAGGTCAACGAGGTTGTCGGCGCCATCATCGCTCTTGCTGGCGTTGGCTGGTCAGTGTTCAAGAACAAGAAGACCGACAAGAAGGCCCCTTGAACTGGGTCTACCAGATCCTGAAGGCACTGCTCGATTGGTTCCGCGAGACCCCACCCACCGACATCCAACATGGAAAAGCACCCGAGGCTCTCAAGAACGATCTGGCTGATCGCATTGCTGGACTGCCTCGGTTGCCAGATGACGAAGGTGGTCCTGGTCCCTTCCGGTGACCCGGTGATGCTAGCCAAGCCGGTGAAGGCCAGCGTGTACGGATTCGACAAAGACAAGAAGCTGGTCGGGCCGTCCACGGTGACGCTGCCGGCTGGTTGGTACGCACTGCCAAAATGATCAACTACAAGGGCAACAAGTTCTCGGGCTACAACAAGCCCAAGCGCACTCCCGGCGAGTCGAAGAAGTTCGCTGTCCTTGCCAAGGAAGGCGACAAGGTTGCCTTGGTTCGCTTCGGCGATCCCAACATGACGATCAAGAAGCACCTGCCTGATCGCCGCGCATCCTTCCGCGCCCGTCACGGCTGTGACGAGCCGGGCACCAAACTCTCCGCCAAGTACTGGGCGTGCAAATCCTGGTAGCCAATGAGAACCGTTACCTACGACTACGTACTGCAACGCGCCTGTGAGCTCACTGGGCGCGTTTTCTCAACGCTGACCACCGAGGAGTCCAACTTCTTCCGCACGTTCATCTCCATGTCATTACGGAGCGCCTGGGAGTGCTTCGATTGGCCCGAGCAGACGGTGTATCAGCAGGAGTACTTTGCGCCCACATACGCCTACGCCACGACCTACAACGCCGGCGACGTGGTCTACTATCCTGTCGAGGAAAAGTACTATCAGTGGATCAATATCACTCCTGGATCGGGTCAAACACCGACAATCAATGGACCAAAAGGGTCACTGAACTCAATCTACTGGGGGGAAGCTCAACCTAGCTACGGCAACAACGACGGCAATTGGGACTTCAACACGTCCTACACTGTCGGGCAGATCGTGCTGTACCCAGTGACTCAGGAGCACTACCAGGTCTACTCCATACCACCGTCTGGAACAGTTCCCACCAACACCGCCTACTGGGGCATCCTGAACAAGTTCTTGCGCAACATCTCGCAGACCAACAACCCCGATGGCACTCCTCGGGCCGTCCCCATCGGTGAGACCTTCTCGGTCTGGCCTGGTGACCCCCGCGTGTCTTGGCGCCAGCAGGAGGCCACCTACACCTTCACGGACGACGGCGTGCTGGTCGGAGATCAGTTGCCCTACGTCTGGCTCGAGTTCCGCAAGACACCTCCCCTGCTCTCGACCGCCGCCGAGGCCTCTGCCTACGCATTCCCCTACCGCTTCTCGGAGATCTGCGCACTCAAGGCCGCGGGCCAGATGCTGCGGGTCGACGGCAAGATCGACCTGGGCAACCAGTTCTTGGAGTTAGGGGAGGTTGAACTCACCAAGGAGATCGACAAGGTGGCGCTGCAGGAGAAGTATGTGCGGCAGATAATCGTGCCCTCCCGGTGATATGCCTGACCTGCCTCAAATCGGTGGAATCGACGATGGATTCGTTGGAGTGGTATCGCGCATTGACCCTGCGCTGATCCCGACCTCCTACGTTTCCAACGCGGTCAATCGGCGCTTCGAGGATCAGGTCATCAAGAACCGCTGGGGCATCGTGCAGCCCAAGTGGGGCGGTCGATGGTCAGTCGGATCACGTGTTGTCACGCTGACCTCTGGATCATCCAGCGGCACCCCTGTCTCCGGCACTCAGATCCCTGCCAACTCGCAAGTGGTCTGTGATGTCGATGCCAACACCCAAATCTTCTCCAACGGCACGCTCTGCACGCTAGACGACAACACCAACGCGACCTTCAGCACTGCGGCATTCAGTTTCGCGCCGTCGCCTGCCAATAAAACGGTGCAGTTTTACGCCTCAACCGCTCCCTTTGAGGACATCCTCGGCGTGCTGCCATACCGAGACCCGGACACCGGAGCCAACGCACTGCTGGTGGCAGTCAACGAGGCGCGGACATCCGACGGTGGCCAGGGCAAGGTCTGGTGCATCCGGCCCAACCAGTCGCCCGTGGAAGTGTCCTTGAACGGACACGACATTTACCTCCCGGTGCGCCTTATTCAGGCCACCAACGGCGTGGTCATGCTGCGCCCTGGTAACGCCCGGTACTACTTCGACAGCATCACCGGCCTGGTCTATGACTCCATCGAGCAGGAAGACGGCGGCGCAATCCTGTGCGAGAACGACGCCGTGCTATCCCAGGAGGCCTCGACCGAGATCACGTTGAACGTGGTGCCCGACTTGGCAACTGGCGACATCGTGAATGTCGGCCAGATTGGCACCGCAACTCCGCTTTGGATTGGTTCACCAAGTTCAGGCCAGGGTTTCCAGCTCTACGTCAACGTGGTCAATCAGGAGGTCTCGCTGCACTTCACGCTGAGTGACGCACGCACGAAATCAAACCCGCTGCCGCTCAACCCGGACAACAACGCCCGCTACTACATCGAGCTGGCCAGCAACACGACTGGCTACGATCTGGCGCAGGACATCGTCAACAACCTGAACGATGGGATGCCGCTGATCATGCAGAGCACGGCAACCAACCCGTCAGCGTTGGACGCCGGCTTCGACCGCATCCCATCCACTCTTTCAATCAACAGCTCGGATGCCACTGCGGACACGATTGCGGTCTACAATCACAACTTTATTCCGGGCGATCAGGTCACGCTGAGTAACATTGAAAACGGCGGGGCCAACGTAACCAACAAGATTTACTACGTTTACCCGGTCGACAACAACACGCTGCGCCTGTTCTCAGGCCCCACAGAAGAGACCGACTCGCTGAACGATGCCAGTCGAGCGATCATCCAGCTTACGACCAGCGGAACGTCGCCCAATATCACGATCACAGGTGTGACCATTCTAAACCAGGGCTCCGGCTACCTCTCAGCCCCGGTGATCACGGTTTCTGGCACATTCAGTGTGGCCGCAAGTCTGACTGCTACCGTGACCGACGGCATTGTCAGTGCAGTCACCATTGTCAATGCGGGCGTATATTCAACGACCCCCACTGCAACGGTGGCCATGCCTTCGACTTTGGTGGATGTCACCACGTCCAACGTCACCGGCAGCATCAAGCGCTCGAGTGCCTCCGGTTCCTCGGTTCCTCCGGGCCGCGAGGGCCTGTACTTCCAGAACCGCCTGCTGCTGCTCTACGGCAACGACTACCTGGCTGTCTCCGACGTGCTGGACCCGCTGCACTACTCGCCCATCTTAAACGAGTTCAAATTGAACACCGGGTCGAACGACAAGGTGATCGCTTTGTACCCGTTCAACAGCACCACGTTGCTGGTCTTCAAGGAGCGCTCGGTGCTGGCCGTGGAGAACCTCTACGGCGACCTGTCGACCACCCGCCTGACCGAGATCACCCGGGAGTTCGGTTGTGTGTCGCAAGCCTCCATTGCAGGCACAGGCTCCGACGTCATCTTCCTGTCCCAACGCGGCATCATCAGCCTCCGGCAGACCGAGTTCGGCATCAGCCAGTCGGTGGTGGTGCCGTTGTCCGACCAGATCCAGAACATCGTCGACGACATCGACCAGGCCTACTGGGGCAATGCCTGCGCGACCTACTTCGCCAACCGCTACATCCTGAGCGTCCCGGTCGAGGGCGGTGACGGCACCAACCAGCGCACGCTGGTCTACAACTTCCTGAACAAGGCCTGGGAGGGCTACTGGGAGGGCTCGCTGCTCGTTCCGAAGTACTGGTGCCGCGTGATCGTGGCAGGTACCGACACGCTGTGCTGGGCCGACCAGAGCGGGCTGATCCATCAGTTCGACCCGCTTGGGCTTGTGGACGTCGACCGCACCGGCGTGCTGACCCAGATCAGCACCGAGGTTCGTTTCCGCGGTTACACCGGGGAGGACAACGTCGACCACAAGCAGTGGACCGACATCCAGTTCGAGCTGGGTAACTGGAACACCCGCTATTCCATCACCGCGCAGTTCGACGGTGTGAATGAGTCCTATGTAGTCGCCACCGACCAGACCAAGGATCGCACGGCCTACTACACCTACGGCAGCGGCACCTACAACACCAACAACACCGCCGACAACTTCCTGGCCCCGTACCGCGAGGACTACTCGGTGACCACCCAGTTCCGCTGCGGCAACAACGGGTGGAAGGCTGGCCTTCATCAGTTCTTCAGCCACAAGGCCCGCCTGCGGAAGCACTCGGCCTCTGTGCAGCCCCTGATCACCACCGACCAAGGGTCTCTTGAGATTTACAGCGCCAAGGTCATCGGAATCGCATTCCGGCTCTACGGCAAGAACGACGTCTAAACCACCATGCCACTCTTCGTAAACGTCACCCCTGGCACCACGATCAGCCCGACGACCACACTGTCGGCCTCGACGCTCAACCTGCTGGGCACGCCCACGGTCAATATCACTGGCACCATTGACGGCGGCACGCTGACACTCGGGTCAGGCTCGGTGAACACCGCGGCCATTCAGGATCTGGCGGTCACCACCAGCAAGATTGCGGACAACGCGGTCACCAACGCCAAGCTGGCGACGATGCCGGCCAACACGATCAAGGGCAACAACACCGGGTCGACTGCAGTGGCACTTGATCTGACGGTGGCCAACGTGAAAACGATGCTGTCCCTAAACCCGGACGGCACCACGATTGAGACCAGTGGCACCGACATCCGGGTGAAGGACAACTCCATCACATCGGCCAAGCTCTCAACCGCGCCGCAGTCCAGCAGCTCGGCAACGCCCACCGTCAACGTCGGAACCAGCCTTACTTGGAACCTGACGCCGCCAACCAACCCGACCATCACACTAACGTTCGGAGCCAACGACGATGGCAAGACCGTGTTGGTAAAGGTGAAACAGACCGCAGGCGGAACTCTTGCAATCACTGCTTGGGTAGCCACCGGAAAGACCATTTACTGGCAGGGTGGAGTAACCCCGACACTGACCACTGGAGCAAACAAGGCTGACTTGTTTGTCTTCACTTGCATCGGGTCCAACGTCTACGGCAAACAGGTGGCCAACTTCGCAGCCTAATGCACGCAGCCTGGTTCAACGAGGGAGCAGCGACACCGACGGGAACGACGGTGCCGATCATCTATTCCAACAGCGCATCCATCGACCCACAGAGTCTTGAGGTAATCATCGCGCCCAATTCGACACTTATAACGATTGCCGATCTTTTTGGTAGAACCATACCAGCAACGACGACAATCAAGTTCGATGTCAATTCAGAGATCGAATACATTAGGCAAATTGAGAACACGTCAGCGTTCCAGACATACACAGCGCCGTTCACAATGACCTCGGTGTTCCCTGGGGCCGCATCCTACGTCACGCTGTACATTGTGGCACGTGCCTTTGATACGATCACCGGAGCCTCACAGCAGAGTGAGATTTACATCTTCCAAACCCGAGCCCTCCCGCAAGATTGATCAAGGAAATCACAGACTACCTTCTGGCCAAGGTGCCCGACAGCTTCAAGGGATGGACCCGCGAGGCAGTCGATGACTACGTGCTGTTCCATGCGGAACAGGGCACGCTCAAGATTGCCTGCCAGGACGACCACGTGGTGGCCGTGCTTGTAGGCTGGCGTCAGATGGGCCAGGAGCCCAAGGCCTGGGCATGGCAGCCCAACGACCCCAACGGTGACCATTGGTACTGGCACCAGTTCGCTGCCGACTGCGCGGTATTCGCCATGGCAGTGGCGGCTAAGTTCTTCCACGACCGACCGGAGGCTGCAATCCTCCCGGCCATCGGCTATCGAAACGGCAAACTGACCACCTACAAGAAAGGCTCGATGCCGATCTATAGGATGGCCTCGAAAATGATATGACAGTCGAAGCACCTCCAGCACGCAACTACGCTCAGGAAACCCGGGACACGCTCCGCAGCCAAATTGATCTGGCGCCGGAGAAGTACGCCGCCGAGGCACAGTTTGCGCCCAAGTATCAGGCGCTGACTATTGATATGCTGAAGCAGGCGACCCCGGAGCTGCTGAAGTTGTACGAAGAGCAGATTGCTCCGGCCATGGGACGCACCGAGGCTGCGAGCCGTGCCTCTTCTCGGGCTGGTGACATTGCCGACATTGCCAAGCTCGGGCCTCAAGCCCGTGCAGCCATCCAAGGCTTTGCTCCTGATCAGACCCGCATTGCCGACATTCTGGCCCAGAACGCCACGTCCAATCTCCTTGCCGGCTCCCGGCTGACCCCGGAGCAACAGCGCATGGCGCAGCAGCAGGCCCGGGTGGCCGCATCCGCCCGCGGTATGGCTCAGGGACCCAATGCCGCGCTACAAGAAGCTCTCCGCTCCCAGATGATCGGTGCCGGGCTCCAACAGCAGCGCCAGCAGCAGGCCATGGGGGCGCTGCAGGCAGGCCAGGGAGTCTACGGCGACGTATTCCAGCAGGTGCTGGGGCGCCCGTCGCAGGCCTTTGCAGGTTCGCAGGGCTTCGTAGGCCAAGCCTCGGGATTTAACCCTGGCCAGCTCTTCAACCCAGAGAGCGCCTACGCATCCAACATCTATGCAGGCAACCAGCAGGCGGTTGGTGCTGCCCGGGCTGCTGGTGCGTCTGCCACGTCAGGACTCATCGGCGGCGGACTCGGTGCTTTGGGAAGCATCGGCGGCGGATTGTTTAGTGGTGCCGGCTCTGCTGGCGGTTTCGGGAAACTCTTTGGAGGCTAATCTATGGCAACATACGGCTATTCAGCAGGCTACCAAGGTGGAGGCCCACAGGCCGTGCCTTCCGGCTACATTGAGGCCTACTCGCAAGCCGGGCGCAACATCGGTGCTGGTATGCAGCAGATCGGCAATGCCATCGGCGAGTCGCTGGCTCGATACGGGCAGAACAAGGCGGAGAACGAGTTCCTGCAGACCCGGCTCGAGTCGCTGGCCCCGTATCTGAACACTGTTGCCCAGAGCGGCAACATCATGGACAAGAACAGCCCCGAGTCGAAGCTGCTTGGCGACATCGAGAAGTTCTCGTCAATGTCCATCCCGCAGAAGAAGGCCACGCTGCTCAATGCTGAGTTCTTCCTTGATCGGGCTGATAAGCAGCGGGCAAGGGAACTACAGGATATTCAGGCCGAGGCCGCCCGCTTCAACCTGCAGACAGCTCAAGGCGCCGAGGCCCGACGCCTTGGGCTTGAACAGGCCATATCCCAGGTTGCACAGCTTCCGACCACGCAGGAAGTCACGGTGCCTGCTCCTCCGGCAATCATCAGCAGCAGCCTGATGCTTCCCGCGGAGCAGCAGCCCTACACGCCGTTCTACCAGGTGCAGCAGATACCAGGCGGCACAATCCAGCAGCCTCCGGCACCGCAGATGCCGCAGGCCCCGACCTTTGGCGGTATGCGCTTTGGTGGTGCCGATCAGTATACCATGGGCCTTGGGCGCAACATCATGCCCATCCCGGCTGGCACTAATCGCTCGCAGTTCACTCCTTCTGCGCAGGTTCAGGCAGCCCAGCCTTCCGGTATTGCACCCATCCCGCAGCGCGAAGTCCCGGCTTTCGAGTCTCAGCCCATCCAGCGCACGGCCACCGAGACGCAGCCCGTCGGCTATCAGGAACGCTTCAAGCAAGCGGTCGACGTGTTCCAGCGCTTGGGTGCTCCGATCAATCCTGACGCCATCAGAAGCGTGCTGGAGGCCACCGGAACGCCTCGGCCAATCCAGGTCGAGTCCCAGACGCTGCCCGGCGGCATCACCGTGGTGCGTGCGGACGGCAAGGTCGACATCCTACCGGCGCCAAAGATGGTCGAGGGCAAGGACCTGACCGAGGGGCAATCCAACTCGCTAGGCTTTGCTTCGCGCATGATGCTCAACGAAAGCACGATCAACGACGTGGTTGGCCGTGGCTATCGTCCGGGAGGCCTTACCGAGTTTGGGTTTACACCGGAGCGTCTGCGTTCCGACGACCGCAAGATCTATGAGGCGGCCAAGGAGAACTGGATTGCCGCTGCTTTGCGCAAGGAGTCCGGCGCTGCCATTGGCAAGGACGAGTATTCCGCCGCAGACCGCCAGTACTTCCCGCAACCTGGCGACAGCGACAAGGTGCTCAAGCAAAAGGCCAACCTGCGCTCGACTGTCTTCAAGTCCATGAAGGCCGGCATCGGTCGGTTCGCTGATGACTACCTGCGCCAGATGGGCGTCGGTCAAGAAGGTCAGACCCAAGGCAGTGTCCGTAAGTACAACCCCGTCACTAAGCGCATCGAGTAATTATGCCATACCAGATCCAGGTCGGCTCTCAGGTTGTTGAGTTTCCTGATTCTGTTGGCCAGGATGAGGCCCAGCGGATTCTGTCCGAGCAGTTCCCAGCCACCGGCGAGGACATTGCCGGTGCCATGCAGGACCCGGCCTACAAACCATCGGTCGACGACTACCTGAAGTACGAGGAGTACGCGAAGAACAAGCAGACCGACTGGATCAACACCATCGCGCAGTCTGTCGATGCTGCTGCCGGTATGATCGGTAGCGCCATATCGCAGGGTGCGCAGGGTGCAGCCGTCAACCCGCTCAACTACATCGAGGGCGCGGCCCAAGGCACCCGGCAGCTCTACGGCCTCGTGGCGCAGTCTCAAGACCCGGCCTCGCCTCTTTTTAAGTTCAAGGACCTCGTGGCAGGCACCGGCACACCGGAGTCCCGCTACCAGCAGTTCCTCGAGGCCCGCGACTTTGCCAACACCACAGCCCGACTGGAGCGTGGCGAGGAGGGCCTGTTCGTTCCGCCAGAGCTGACCAACCCGGAGTTTGTCCAGGGCGTGTCCATGATCCTCGACCCGACGCTGGCTCTCCCAGGCGTTGGTGAAATATTTGGCGCAGGCAAACTCGCCACCCGCGCTGTCGGTAAAGGCACTCAACTCACTGGGCGTGCCATTGCCGGGGCTGCAAGGCCTCTGGAGCGCGTTGCCGGTGCTGCCGAGCGCATGACAGCGGAAGCCTTGGGGATGACCCCTGAAGGCCTCCGCAGCACCGCGGCCACCGCCGGTATCGCAGGAGCCCTCGGTATTGCACCGGAGGCCGCAGCCTTCGCTGCCATTCCTGCCGGCATCCGTACCGCACGCGAGGCTGGCGAAGCGCTGACACGGGCTGGCGAGAACCTGATGACCCAGCCTTCGCGCATCGGGCCTCTGGAGGCCATCGGTGCTGCCCCGGGTGCCAACCTACGCCAGCGTATGCTTGGTGTGGTCGGGCAGTACGGTGGGGACGCTGCGTTGGATGCCTCACTGAGGGGGCTTGCCGGAGGAATTGAAGGCGCAACGGTTGGTACAGGCTTGGGCTTTTTGTCCGGTGGCGAGGAAGGGGCTGCTGCAGGCCTTGGATCTGGCCTTGTTCAGGGCGCAGCCGGTGCTCTCGGTGCCCGCGGTTTCGAGCGGCTCACAGGCAAGGCCGCCAAGGAGGCACGTGCCGGAGACCTCGGGCGGTTCATTGACGCCCAGCAAGACCCGACAACCAAGGCGCTGTTTGAGCGGGTGCGCGATCAGCACGGTGTGGATGCTGCCTCGGCGCTGATGGATCTGCAGGGATTGGTGCGCGGCAAGTTCGGGGATGTCGATATCCTCTACCGTTCCAACGCTCAGATGGCCGAAAAGTTCGGCGACAACATCCGTGGCGTGCAGTTTGAACAAGCTGAACGGCCCACCATATTCATCAACGCCGACATCATCGGTAAGGGCACTGGCGACGGCCCGCTCTACACGCTCGGCCACGAGCTGTTCCATGCTCTAGAGAAAACCACTCAGCTCGAGGGCGGTGCCACCGAGATCAAGGATGCGCTGGTTGGCCGTTGGATTCAGGAAGGCGACACCATCCGCAAGCTGGCCGAGGGCGCTTTCAATGACGCCGAGATCGAGGCCCGCTTCAACCAGTACCGCGACAAGCTGGCTGCAGGCAATCAGCAGCGTGCCGACCAGCTCGCCCAGTACGACACCATCGACAAGAAGGCAGGCTACGTTGCCTCGGAGCTGGCTGCAGAGCACTTCGCCGGGCTTTTGGCAGGTCAGAAGCCTGACGCACTGCTGAAGGGCTTCACGGGGCTTACCAGGCAACTTCTCGACCTGGCTCTGACCCAGAACGCCAGCCGGGCCTTGGCCGATGCCGCGGCGACCATTGAGCGAACCTTTGGCGTGAAGCCGACTGATTCGGTCCTGTTCCCTGATCTGAAGCAGGCATCGCCCCAGGTGAACGCCATGCTGCGCGATCTGGTACGTGCCCGGCGCAAGCTGGATGAGCGCATCACCATAGAGAACGAAGGCCCGGGCAAGGTCCTGAAACCGCAGGATGTCTCCAACCCGATTGCCGCCAAGCAGTTGGTTGACCTCGGTGTGGCTGAGAAGATGCCCGACGGCAGCGTCAGGAACCTTTCAGACGAGGAGATTCGCGTCCGCGAGGAGAAAGACACCGCCGCCATCAGGACAATCCTTGAAGGAGTTCCGGGAGCCCGCGTGGTCGATGGCGAGATCCTGGGCCGGTTCAGCCCGCAGCAGTTGTCCGCCATCGAGCAGTCCCAGGCGGTCAGCAGCCGGATGAAGGACAAGATCCGGGCCGTCAACGCGGCCATGGACGCCGGCAACAGCATCTTCCTGAACTACGGCGCAGCCACCCGCCGGGTGAAGAACCGGCTGACCGGCAAGTTCACCAGCAAGTACAACAGCGGCATCCGCCTCTCCCAGCGCGAGGTGCTGCCCTACAGCTTCTACCTATCCAAGGCCGACAACCCGGTCATCAAGGCCATCGACATCAGCAAGATCCGCGGCGCCTTGGACAAGCTGACGGCGCCCGACGGCGGTGTGGCTGCCGGCCTGTGGGACAATGTCGACGGGTTCATGTCGGACCTGGCCGCGTACTTCACCAACCTCGATGCCGGTGAAGGCGCCCGCCGGTCTGCCGAGATCTTTGGTCTGGAGAAAGCAAAATTCCTCGGTGACTTCGTAAACGAGCAGGAGAAGGGCGGGCGCAAGTTCGTGCGCGACTTCCGCCTGGACCGCATCGGATCGACAGCCCCGATGGACTTCCGCGCCCGTATCTCGGAGGACGCCATCCAGAAGTCCAAGATGCGCTGGATGCCTACCGAGACCATCGGCGACAAGCTCGTCACCAACTCCGACGAGGGCTACCGCATCGTCAGCGGCGCCAAGCACAGGCTCTACGGTCCTGATGGCAAGCTCATCGGGATCTACGACACCCAAACCCAAGCAGAAAGGAAAGCAGATGCCACTCAAGCAAGGCTACAGCCAGAAGTCGATCAGCAGCAACGTCTCCCGGGAAATGAAGGCCGGCAAACCGCAGAAGCAGGCGGTGGCGATCGCGCTCTCGGTGGCGCGGAAGGCCAAGGCCAAGTCGGGACGGTTCGACAAGCGGGGGATGTAGTCATAGCTCCTGACTCCGAGACGTTCACCATACCCAAGGCTGACATTGGCAGGTTCATGCCTGCCAGTGACAAGGTGAAGCTGGAGGACTACGCGGACAGGAAGATCATCGCGCTTGCTGCTGACCGTATGGGCATCGGAGAGATGGCCGTTGGTCCTACTGGTGCGAAGCGGAAACTCAGCGTCCTAGGCCAAGGTGGGCGCGGGTTTATGAACATCTTCAACGGTGGTGGATGGGCGTTCTCTGATCAGGCAACTGCCGACCGATTCATCAGTCGCCTAAAGAAGGACGCCGATCCAAACGGCAACGTAATTGTCGGAATTACCGTTCAAAGCCCCATCAATCATCTCAAGAATCAGACAGGCCAGCTTGCCTACATCGAGGCCATGCAGGCTGCGATTGATTCCAAAACAATCACCAAGAAGGCGGCGAACTCGCAGATTGCTGCGATGTCTTCGGCCATCGTCAATTCGACGGCCAAGTCGATCAAGCAGTCGGCCCGTGACAAGTTCAGCAAGATCAACTCACTGGCTGACTTGAAGAATGCGGTGCAGAACAAGCAGCTCAACTTCGCTGACATGGAGCCGCTGCTGACCCAGATGCAGCGCAAGGCGCTTCCGATCACCGCGAAGGAACTGACCGCTGCTGGAATATCACCGGCAGACATTGCCCGTGACATTGCAGATCCTGAGCTGGCTGACGTCCCATTCGGATCTGTCGTTGCTCTGCTTGGAGTCAATGTGAAGCAGGCACCGGAAAAGACTGGGTTCCACTACTCGTATCCTTGGACAATCCATGGCGAAACCATTGGATACCTCGACAAGTTCTACAACATATCGGACCTGAGCACTGAGAAGCGCATCAGGAACGCTCAGGGAATTGTGACTGCCCAGCCACTTCAGACGGTCATGCCGGTGATGGACAACATCATCAACACGATCAAAACGAAGCAAGGCATCCCGTCGGTTCCCAGTGAGCGCTTCATGCCATCCAGCCTGACCGCACGCGACATCAATGCGATTGCGGCCGAGGTTGGTGGTGGTGACGTAAAAGGTGGGGCCAAGGCCTTTGGTGCGTTCATGCGTTCGATGCGCGACAAGGGCATCACGCTGCGCGACGTGGTCAAATCCTACGGCATCACGCTGTCATCAATTCAGCGCCAGGAGCTGCCTGTTTCTACGATCAAGAAGAACTGGCCGGACGCTCCGTTCGCTGAAGGTACCAAGGTGCGCCCAGAGGACGCTTTCGCGCAGCTTCTCGGCACTCCTGAAGGGCAACAGTACCTCAACGCCGCAGAGCGCGGCGTGTTCGATGAGCAAGCCGCAGATGCGGTGGTGCAGAAGTTCCGGTCGTTCGGCTTCCATAATAAGCTGAAAGAGCAGATGAAGACTGCTGTCGAGCAGTTCTACCCGAAGGCGCAGGAGATCATCGACGCGGTCAACTCGATGCCGACGGACAAGTTCATCGACTACGTCAGGAACAACTTTAAGGGCATCAGCTACGGCAAGGTTGGGTTCTGGTCTGGCCAGCTTGGTCGCGGCGACATCCCGACATTCGACAGCCGCCAGGGCAAACTGGTCTACGGCAAGGAAGTGCCTGTCACCAAGCAGGTGCTGATGGAGCAGAAGGACCGTCTGACTCAGCTTGGCATCAAAGTTCCCGCTGCATTCAAGGACTTCGCCCAGACGTTGCTGCACCACGAGGTGTGGGATCGGTTGAACCAATCCGACACGGAGCACGGTCCTATCAAGGAGGCCATGCTGCGCTATATGCCATCCGACATGGCCTCGGGCCGCGGCGTCAATACCCATCGTGAGGCCATGGACCTGTTTGAGAAGGGCTACCGGATCTACGGCGCACCCTACGACGGCATGGAAGACCCCATCCGGCTGAAGAAGATCGACGAGATCGAGAACTACGACCCGGAGAACCTGTGGGCGGTGCCTTCCAAGAAGATCGCCGCGGCAATCAGCGTGCGGAATATGCCTGCCTCGGACACCGACTACCTCTCTGCGGTGAAGGCTGGCGACACGGCCACCGCGCAGCGGATGGTGGATGAGGCGGCGAAGGCGGCTGGGTATACCATTGGTCCTGTCTACCACGGCACACCTACAGGCGGGTTCAACGTATTCGACAAGCGGATGCGTGGCGAGACCTCGGGTGTGTCCCGCCAAGCGTTCTCGTTCACCACCGACAAGAAGGCTGCTGAAGGCTACTCCAAGCGCCTAGGTGACGAGGCTGTGCGATTGGACGCCGGCCTGCGTGTTGCCAACGACGCAATGCGTATGTTCGACGAGGACGTGGCTGCTCAGGAGTACTTCTCGTCCAAGGGCTACAGCTCGGTCGATGACGGGATGCTGCCTGAGTTCGACTGGGGCTCCATTGACGACGTCCCTGAGTTCATCAAGGAACTGCGTGGTTACGCCAAAGACCTGAAGCCTATCAACAAAAGGTTGTCCGACAGCTTTATTGAGGCGGCCAAGGTGATGACCTCGACAAAGGCCGTGCCCGAAGTGAAGCGGGTTTTCCTACGCATTCCTGAAGGGGCTCCCGTATTCCAAGCTACACCGCAAACGCTTGGGCAAGTGATGTCTGGGTTCAGTGCGGAAAATCAACCTACCAAGGCTGGCATTGTCGAATTACCCGGCAACGAACGTATCTACTACGTCGCAGATTCAAGCCAGGTCAAACTGGTTGATGCGATCACCAAGGACGACGCCGGCAACATCATCCCCCTCTCCCAGCGCTTCAAGGCAACCTCGGAGGATATCCGGTATATGCCCCAGCCCGACTCCGCCATGCCCGGGGCCTATTCGTTCCCGGGCGGCTACCGGGCCATCCCGGGCAAAGCCAAGGGCTCCCTTCGCCTCTACGGCCCTGCAGGCAGCCTGATCGGCATTGCCTCGAGCCTGGAGGAGGCACAACGCATCATCCGCCGCAAGACCCGCCCATGAGCTCCTACGATTCACAGACGGCAACCAGCCTGATCAACAAGCTGCGGAAGGACGTCGACAGCCTGACGCTGAAGGTGGCGGTGCTGACCGACAGCAAGGCCAGCGGAACCAGCGGCGGGACGGGCGTGGCTACCACCTGGACCACTCGGGAGCTCAACACGATCCAGTCCGATCCCAACGGGCTGATCATTCAGTTGGAAAGCAACACTTTCAAACTGGCTGCCGGGTCCTATCAGGTGCGATCAATCGCTGCCTTCAAGCACACCCGCGAGACCCGGATGCGGCTGTACGATGTCACGAACGCTGTCGTCATCGGCTACAGCGTCTCGGTCGACGTCAGCAATCAGTCAAACCAGTACCTCGACATGAACGTGCGGATCGCACCGCACAAGGACACGGTCTACCGGCTGGAATACTACATCACTGCCAACGGTGCAGATCATCTCGGTGTACCGACCAGCATTGCTGGGGTTGATGAGACCTTCGCTATCTGTGAGATCACCCGGCTCGACACCGGCCAAACCAAACCCCTCGGTGCCGGCGGCCTGCAGGGTCCGCAGGGTCCTGCTGGCCCCACTGGCCCTGCCGGCCCCCCGGGACCCACCGGCGGCGGTGTGACCAGCGTCAATGTCTCTGGAGGCCTGACCGGCCTGACGACCTCGGGCGGCCCGATCACCAGCAGCGGCACAATCACGCTGGGAGGGGTTGTAGCCGTGTCGGCAGGCGGAACCGGTGCAACCACCGAGGCGGCTGCCTTGACGAGCCTGGGGGCCTACCCTGCGTCGAATCCGAATGGCTACACGTCGAACACCGGCACGGTGACGTCCTTCGGGTTCACCAATGCCAACGGCGTGAGCGGTACGGTCACCAATGCGACCAGCACGCCCAACCTGACCGTAGCATTGGGTGCCATCACCCCGACCTCGGTGGCTGCCTCGGGCACGGTTACCGGCAGCAACCTGTCGGGCAGCAACACGGGCGACCAGACCATCACGCTAACCGGGGATGTCACCGGGTCTGGCACGGGGTCCTTCGCTGCGACCATTGCCAACAATGCGGTGACCTTCGCCAAGGTGCAGCAGATTGCCACCGACAAGATCCTGGGCCGCGATACCTCGGGGACGGGCGTTGTTGAGGAATTGAATGTCGGCGGCGGTGTGGAGTTCACAGACTCCGGCGGCATCCAGACCAGTGCCTTCACCGGGGACGTCACCAAGGCTGCCGGTGGTACGGCCCAGACAATCGCCAGCAGCGCGGTGACCTACGCCAAGATTCAGGACATTTCGGCTGCCTCCCGACTGCTTGGCCGCGGTGCTGGTGCTGGTGCTGGAGTCACGCAGGAGATCAGCCTGGGCACCGGCCTCTCGATGTCCGGGACCACGCTGTCAGCCTCTGCTGCCGGTACCGTGACGTCGGTGGATGCTTCCGGCGGTACGACAGGGATGAGCTTCTCGGGCGGCCCTGTGACGACCACAGGCACGCTGACGCTGGCCGGTACACTTGCCGTTGCCAACGGCGGCACCGGAGCCACGACGGCTGCTGGAGCCCTGACCAACCTCGGGGCCTACCCCGACACCAATCCGGCTGGGTACACCAGCAACACCGGCACCGTGACCAACGTCTCGGCCTCGGGCGGCGCCAACATCTCGGTGGCTACCGGCAGCACCACCCCGGTGATCAGCCAGGTGCCGGCCACGACCACGCAGAACGGGTACATGACGTCCACACAGGCCACCAAGCTCGACGGCATTGCCGCAGGGGCCAGCGTGACGTCGGTGGGTGTGGACGGCGGCACGACAGGCCTTACCACCACCGGCGGCCCGATCACGTCGTCGGGTACGATCACAATCTCTGGGATGTTGGCCGTTTCGAATGGAGGCACCGGGGCAACGGATGCTGGAAACGCCCTGATCAACCTTGGCGCCTACCCCGCAACCAATCCCAACGGCTACACCAACAACACCGGCACGGTCACGAGCGTTGCGCTTTCGGGCGGCACCACCGGGATGTCGTTCGATGGCACTCCCATCACCACCTCGGGCACGATGACGCTGCAGGGATACCTGAGCAGCGCCAATGGCGGCCTTGGCTTCCCCAGCTTCGCCAATGGCGAGCTGCTGATCGGCAATGCGGATGATGACGGGTGGACCAAGGCTACGCTGACTGCTGGCACCGGCATCACGATCACGAATGGCCCTGGCACGATCACCATTGCAGCAACTGGAGCAGGTACCGGAGACGTGGTTGGGCCGAGCGGCGCGAATGCAAACTATTTTGCCAAGTTTGCTGACAGCACAGGAAAGGTTATCGAGGAAAGCAGTTGGGCAGAGAGTGGCGCTGACTTGTATGGCCCTGCAGGGGCCACCAACATGGAATATGGGTTTGTCTGGATCCCGTCTGATGCCGGAGTTCCGACGGAAACACCGGGCCAATCTGGAACACTCAACGAAAGGGTTCCGCTCTACTGGGATTCCACAAACCTGAGGCTTTATGTATACGACCCTGTAGCCGGTTGGACCTTCAAGACTTTCGACAACAACTAGCAATGAAACACACCTTCCCCTGCGTCGAGTCCATGCGGCGCGTCAACCTCTCCAACGGGCGCGTGGTGCGCGTCTGGCGCGACCGCACCAAGGAGAATCTGTCGGCCTCCTACGACGACGCCGATATCGTCTCCACCTGCATCACCCATGCTACCAATGACACCCAGCTTCTGGCGGCCCTGGGCAAGCTCAAGGGCGTGAATGCCGTCGAGCTGGTCGACGCCAATGGCCAAGGCACAGTGGTCTACACGAGCTGGCCATGATCTACCGCAACCGATCCAACCCGGCCGTCGAGGTCGAGGTGTTGCATCCCGAGGCCGAGCTACGGCTGGCCGAAACCAAGCGCCAGGCAATCGTCTATCGGCGCCTCTCGACAGGCACGATCCACATCCGCCCGAGGGCCGAGTTCTTCCTGAAGTTCGCTGCGCTCACGGAAAAGTGACCCCTGTTTGACCCCTGCAAACATTGGGGTTTCTTCAAAATCTACAGAAAAATGGTTTTCTCTGTAGACGGGAAACGTGGTCTGGGCCATCTTGATCACGTCGAAAGCAACAGCAGCAAACCAAAGCAAAACATGAACAAGACGATGAAGCTGATGAAGCAAGCCCGAGAAATCAAAAGCCCCAAGCACTTCGAGTTGCTCTTTGGCCGATTTCAAACCTCGCTCAAGCATTTGAGCGTCGATCTTCAGGACTCAGCCAATCGCGAGTTTCGCCGAGTGGCACAGGCTGGATGGGAAAAGCGAAACTCTTTAGCCTGATAGGTTCAGACACTTTAGGCCCGGGTGGGGCCAATACCACCCAACCAGGGGCGCGACTGGCCAACGCGCACAACTCTCCAAACCATGACCACCATCTCCAACCTCATCTCGGCCCTGATCATCGTCGAAAGCAGCGGCAACGATCAGGCCATCGGTGACCAAGGCCGGGCCATTGGATGCCTCCAGATCCACAAGGCCGTTGTCTTGGACGTCAACCGAATCACCGGCAGCCATTACCGGCACCAGGACATGACCAACCGGGTGGCGGCCCGGGCGGTGTGCGAGGCCTACCTGACCCACTACGGCCGCGGAGCCACCACCGAGCAGTTGGCCAGGAGATGGAATGGGGGCCCGACTGGAGACCGAAAATCTGCCACCGAGGCCTACTGGGCCAAGGTTAAGAAGCAACTGAAATGACCAAACCTAAAACCATCAACGTGACACCCACCACCCACAAGGCCCTGCGCGACTACTGCCTCGCCGCCGGCCTCAAACTGCAGGCCGTGGCCGACAAGGCCATCCTGTCCTGGCTGAGAAAGGCCGCCAAGTGACCAGGATACTTGCCATCGATCCGGGCATGAGCGGCGGCCTAGCCTACCTGGGCGCCTCCGGGATCATCCTGAACTCCATGCCGGAGACCGACCAGGACATCAGCATCCTGATGAGCGACAGGCTGGCCATCAGCGACGTGGTCTACATCGAGAAGGTGGGCGGGTACGTCGGCGGCAAGGGCGCCCCAGGCTCGTCGATGTTCAACTTTGGCTACAACGTGGGCTTCCTCCACGGCCTCATTGCAGCCTCGAAGACCCGGGTGATTGAGGTACCTCCGCAGCGCTGGCAGAAGACGCTGGGGGTCGGTAACAAGGCGACCCATGGGGCCAGATGGAAGGCTCACCTGAAGGGCATTGCCCAGCAGCGGCAGCCGCGCCAGGTGATCACGCTGAAGACTGCGGATGCCGTGCTGCTTCTGGAGCACGCCATGATCTCGGAGGGACTGAAATGACTCCCACCAAACCCAAACGTCCCACAGCAAAGACATTTGTCGTCTCAGACGACATACATAAGAAGCTGAAGGACTACGCAACCAAGAAGGGCTACAAATTGCAATATGTGGCCGATGAAGCGGTGGCGGAATATCTAGCGAGGAAGGAATCAAAGTGAACATCGAACAAACCAAAGAAACCATCCGCGTTATGGATGCATCTATCAATGGAATGGAAGTGGAATCCAAACTGATTGGCACTTATGATTGGGTACTCGATAAAAACCCAAGTTGGAACTGGCTCAACTACGACTACCGTATCAAACCCACTGCAAAGTTTCGCCCGTGGACTGCGGATGAGGTGCCGCTGGGGGCGTGGATGAGATTCAAGCGCAACCCGCAGGACCGAGTTCTCCTCGGCTGGGTGTCTGTCCAAGCTGACAGAGACTTGTGGCTGGATGAGCGAGAGTACAGCACCGACGGCGGTAAAACGTGGCTCCCGTGTGGAGTGGTGGAGGAATCGAAATGAGCATCCAGATCAACGACGGAGGACCGGCGTTTCCTAACGTCCCACCCGATTCACAATATTCAAAATGGGACATGGGCATGACACTCCGCGACTACTTCGCAGCGGCGGCGTTGCGTGGATTATTGGATGAAGGCCATGGTTTAAGAGAGATTGCTGATGAGTGCTATTTACTAGCCGACGCGATGCTGGAGAGGAGGAAGCGATGAGCGACAAATACTGGTTAGTGATTCCGAGTGTTCTGGTATTCGTGTTTTTGTCTACGATGGGTCTGATCAAGGGATACCACAGGGGCATTGATGAGATGCAGCAACAGGCCGTAGTCACCGGCCATGCCGAGTGGGTGGCCGACAAGAGCGGTAAACCGCAATTCAAATGGAAGGAGTGCAAATGAGCGACTACACAATACCAACGTCGAATACGGTGACTACAATCGACCCACAGGCCACAAAGATCCGAGAGCTTCAATCCGATGTCACACAACTCGAAAACCGTCTCCGCGCTCTGTGGGACAAGCTGGAAGGAGAACGGAAGTACTACAACGAACACATCCGCCAACTGGAAATTGCTGGAAACGCGATGTACGACTTCATCAACCCTCCATCTCCGAGCATGAGAACCACCCGAATGGACAACCTATTGCAGGGCTGGGACGACGCTAAGATTGGGAAGGAGGCCAAGCTATGAGCGATACACCGAGGACGGATGCGAAGCGTGGTTTTCATGATTTGGACACCGCCGTTGATGCTGAGTTTTCTGAACAACTTGAATGCGAACTGAACGCCGCCAACGAACGCATCAAGCGGCTGGAGGAGGAAAACGACGCTATGCGAGCGGATCTTCTGCTCTGGAACGAGCAGGAGGTGAAGCCGTGATCACCAAACTCCATGAGCTACCGCCGGACCATCCGGCCCGAAACACGGCGATCAAGGACATCGACGTGCGGATCAAGTGCCGGCACAGCGGGACCACTAGAGACCCGCGCACCTGGCGCATTAAGAACGACACCTACAACAGGCTGTGCGACACCTGGCACATCAACTTCGACTTCATCGTCCAGCCAACCCAATGAGCGAGAATACCGTGGCAAAGAAAATTAAGCAGGGCGACGGCGTCTACTGCATCAGCAAGCAGCAGGCCGGAGCGATCTACAAGGCAGCCCGGGACTACAAGCTCGATGATGTCAGCTACTGGCGCCGCAAGCGCGGGAAAGGCTCCAAGTGATCAACGACCGAGACGTGGCCCGGTGCATGGTCGAATACGGCGGCAGCTTTGTTGCCAAGCTGGGCAGTGCTGCCCTAGCCGCTGATCCGAGCAATATGAAGAAACTCCGGGATGCCTTCCCGGACTACTGGGCGAACTACGCCCGGATGGCACAACAACTTTCCGAGGTCGAGAAACAGGCCTCGGTTCAACACAACAACAACAACAAGTAAGACGTATGATAATCAGTGCAACAGGCGGTAAGAAGGACTTCGCACCATGCCCCGAGTTCTCGGGCAGGGCGGTGTGCGTGGATGTGTCTCCACTCAAGGAGTACGAAACGCAGTACGGCGTGAAGCAGAAGTTCAAGTTCGTGTTCGAGATCGACCTGATCGACGACAGCCGGGACCCGGTGCAGCCCTGGGTGGTGATGACCAAGCCCATGGTGCCGAGCCTGCACGAGAAGGCTGCGCTCACCAAGTTCCTCAAGGACTGGTTTGGGAGGAAGTTGACCGATCAGGAGAACAAGAGTCTGGATCTGGAAAGCCTCCTTGGGCGCCCGGCCAGCATTGTTATCGGGCACGAGCAGAGCGAGGACGGCAGCAGGACCTACGCGAACATCAAGCTGATCATGCCGCACAAGACCGGCGAGGCATTGACCCCGAGCGGGCTGTGGGTGCGCTTGCAGGATCGGCCTGCAAAGGATGGCGCCGAGGGCAAGGCACCGGCTGGTGGCGACTCGAGCTTCCGCAAGACCTCAGGCGGCGGGCAGCCACCGGCGGATGACCCGTCTAAGGTCAAGGTCCACGTCGGGAAGCACAAGGGCATCGAGCTCCGGGAGCTGACCGAGGAGAGCATCACGAGCCTGATCGAGCACTGGCTGCCCAAGGCCCGGGCCGAGGTCAAGCAGACCGCGGACGACAAGCGCCTCATCGGTGCGCTGGTCTGGTATCAGGCCAAGTTCAAGGCCGACGAGGAGGCTCAAGTCAAGTTGGAGCAGGATGACATCCCCTACTGACATGAGCACTCCAAAGAAGAAGTACACCAAGGTGGCCCACCTCATCCCGGAGGTCATGCAGATGAAGGCCGAGGGCAAGTCCATCGTGGAGATCGGCGAGATCTTGGGACTGACCAAGCAGCGCATCAGCCAGATTGCGCGGGCGGCAAAGACCAGGTCCGAGATCCAGGCGCAGTGGGGCTGGCCCTTCAGCACGCGCACCTTCAACATCCTGGACCGCATGGCGGTGAAGGACAAAGACGAGGCCTTGAGCCTCTACACGTCGGGGCACCTGCATCCCAATGCCGTCACAGGCTTTGGGTGGAAGTCCTACGGCGAGATCTGCGAATGGCTGGGAGTGCCGGTGCTCCTGAAACGACCCAAGCAACCCAAGCTGTGCCCGCACTGCGGTAAGCCCATCATCTGACAACTTTCCCGGCAGCCCGTTGCTGCTGGGGGACTCAGGGACAAGCACGCGGGGGGTGCGCATCCGCCGACAAACGCACATCAACAACACATTTTTATGCCAGCAAACCCACGTATTTACTTCGACATCGAGACTGGACCGCTTCCATTTGGGGAGTTGGTCATCCCACCGTTTGACCCGAGCCAGGTCAAGCTGGGCAACATCAAGAACCCGGACCTGATCGCTGAGAAGATCAGGACAGCCGAGGAGAACCACGCCAGCGACTACATCAAGAACGCAGCCCTGGATGCCTTGAGTGGCCAGGTTCTGGCCATCGGATACCGTGTCGAGCATGAGCAGCCCGCGGTGCTCTGCGCCGATACGGATGGCGAGAAGGCCATGCTGCTGCAGTTCTGGTCGCTGCTCGACAGTTTCGAGCGTAAGCCGCAGTTGATCGGGTTCAACGTCAAGCCGTTCGACCTGCCCTTCCTGTTCAAGCGGAGCTGGAAACACCGGCTAACCGTGCCCTACTGGATGCGCAATGGCAGGTATTGGACCGACCTGATCGTTGATCTGCGCGAGGTGTGGCAGCTAGGCGACAGCCGGGCGCACGGCAGTCTTGCTGCGATCTCGAGGCACCTCGGGCTGGGCGACAAGGCCGGCAACGGGGCGCACTTCCACGAGCTGTTCAAGACCGACCGCGAGGCAGCCATTGCCTACTGCCTGCGCGACGTGGAGCTCACCCAGAAGGTTTCCGATATCCTGATCCCCACCTACTGATCCGATGACTACGAGCCCGTCTGTCCAAGTGATCGAGGACGACTTCGATCCGACGCCCGAGGACCGTTTCATGGTCTGGGCAAAATCCTTTGGGAACGTCTTCCTCACAGGGCAGGCGGGCACCGGCAAGTCCACCCTGCTGCGGGAGTTCCTGAGCAGGGTGGAAGGAGTCCGGGATGTGGCCATCACAGCCCCGACAGGCATTGCCGCGCTGAACGTGGGCGGAACCACCGTGCATAGGTGGTGCGGGATGCAGTTGGGGCCGCAGGACGGCGAGGACTTCCTGCAGGCTGCCGAGCGGCTGGAGGAGCAGCCTTCGATTCATGGAGCCCGCAAGCGGGTGCGGGCTACCGAGGTGCTGGTGGTCGACGAGATCAGCATGATGGCAGGCCGGCACCTCGACTTCCTGAACTACTGGGTGAAGCGGATCAGAGAAGACAGCAGGCCCTTCGGCGGGTTACAGGTTATCTTCCTGGGCGACTTCCTGCAGTTGCCGCCGGTCAGGACCGACCAGAGCAAGGCATACGACTGGGCTTTCCTGAGTCAGGCTTGGGAGGAGGCCGACTTCAAGACGATCAAGCTCGAGAAGGTGCGGAGGCAGAATGACTTGCCGTTTATTCAGATGCTGAGCGGGTTCCGGGTGGGCAGGATGAAGCCGCGGGACAACCAACTGCTGCGGAGTGCACTCAGGATGAACCCGCCGGAGCATATCACTCGGTTGATGACGCACAACGTGCAGGTGGACAAGTGGAACAACTACCGGTTGAGCTCAATTGATGGCCCGATTGCTGTGTTTGACTCCGAGGTCAGGGGTGTGGATCAGGCGGTGGAGTTCGCCACGAAGAACATGAGCACGCCGCGGGTGCTGCAGTTGAAGCCCGGGGCTGCCGTGATGTTTACCGCGAACGATGCGGAGCAGGGCTTCTACAATGGGCAGGTGGGCCGTGTGGTGGAGTTTCGGGGTGGGTATATCGTGGTCGAGAGCCGCGGTGAGAAGATTTCATTGGGTCGGCGCAAATGGTTCTTTGAGAGTCTGGGGGTGACCGTCCAACAATACCCGCTCCGATTGGCCTACGCGATGACCATACACCGGGCGCAGGGACTGACCCTGGATGCCGCGAGGATTGATATACGGGCGGCCCGGGAGCCTGGGCAGGCCTACGTGGCACTGAGCCGGGTGCGGACACTGGGCGGGATCTACCTGACCGAGTGGCCGAAGGGTTGGTTCATCAGCGAGGAGGCGTTGGCGTTTGAGAGGAGGGCGGAATGACATGGATACTTCCAAAGCAGTTACACACCTTGGCCTGTGCGCTGGATACGGAGGCATTGAGCTTGGACTCAAACGAGCAATCCCAAGTCTGCGCACAATCGCTCTTTGTGAGATCGAAGCCTTCGCCATCAGCAATCTGGTTGCGAAAATGGAAGCGGGACTCATGGACCCGGCACCTATCTGGCCGGATCTTAAGACCTTCCCTTGGGCAGCGTTTTGCGACCGAGTGGACATCCTCACTGGGGGCTACCCCTGCCAGCCCTTCAGCGCAGCCGGCCAGCGCAAAGGAAAGCAAGACCCGCGGCACCTCTGGCCGTGGATTGCAGATGGCATTCGACTTCTCAGACCACGGATCTGCTTCTTTGAAAACGTCGAAGGACATATCAGCCTGGGGTTGTCCGACGTCATCGAAGACCTGGCAGGAATGGGTTACAGAGCGACGTGGGGCATATTCAGCGCGTCTGAAGTCGGCGCACCGCACCAACGCAAGCGGGTGTTCATCATGGCCGTCTCCAGTAGCTTCAGAGGTGCGGCAGGGCTTTCAGGATCGCTCCAGAGGCATGAAGGGGAGTCAGGAGAGTCTGACGACGGTGGTGGTCAAGACGTGGGCAACGCCATCAGCCAGGGAGTGGAAGGGCCACACAATGACGGAAGCGTTTCCGAAGGGGTTCAATCTGACTCTATCAAATCAAGTGTATGGCCCAGCCGCCCCGGCGAGCAGCAGTATGGATGGGAGCCGCCCAGAGTTATCGCAGGAAGGGAGACTTTGGATGACTCCCAAGAGCGGTGCTTGCGGGATGACGGCGACAACGAGCGGAAGACCGTTGGAACGTGCGACACAACTGACAACTCAGGTCCATGTAGTGGAGAAGCAATGGCAGACAGCCACCGTGTCGACCGGAGCGCACCGGCAGAAGGACGGGAGCATGATCGACAAGCTGGATCAGCAGGTGAAGAACTGGGCGACACCGGATGCGAGCGACAGGAGGAGCGACAAGTCGAGGCAAGTGGGTCTGAGCAATCAGATGAAGTCCGAGACGTGGCCGACTCCGGCTTCATCGGGAGTGACAGGAGGTCCGACGGGTCTAGCAGGTGGAGCCGGGAATCGGGAGAAGCTGGCGTCAATGCTACCGGAAGCGGAAGCCAAGGCGATGGGATGCGGCAAACTCAACCCCCGCTGGGTGGAGACGCTGATGGGTCTGCCGGTCGGATGGACCATGCCCAGTTGTGCGTCTCCTGTGACAATAGAACGGATGAGCTCCGACTGCTCGGCAACGGAGTCGTTCCAGCCACCGCAGAGCGGGCCTTCCGAGTGTTGATCAAAGAATTACTATGATGACGACGCAAGAGATTGAGGGCTGGCTGGGCACGCCGCTGTTCCTGGTGCCGCAGAGCCCGGGGACCAAGATACCGATGGTCAAGTACACCCAGGAGACCATGGAGAGTACTAAGCGGGACGTGTACCGGGTCATGCTTGAGCATGGGAACGTGGCGGTGAGGCTGGGGGAGTTCTCCGGAGGGCTGTGCGCGATAGACTTCGACGATGAGGGCAGCCTGGAGGCGTTCCTGAGGGTCAACCCGGTGCTGCAGGGGTCGGCAAGGTGGAAGGGGAAAAGGGGCGCACAGATTGGCGTGAGGATCACGGGCAAGTACCCGGGGCCGTGCGCGGAGCGCAGCACGACCGAGATGGTGCAGGTGGGAGATCGGTTGCTGGGCAAGCCGCTGTATGAGTGGAGGAGCACGGGGAACCTGAGCACGGTGAAGGGCGTGCACCCGAGCGGGTGCGAGTATAGCGTGCTGGTGGACAGGCCGCCGGTGGCGCTGGAGTTCAGCCAGATCCGGTGGCCCGAGGGCTGGCCGGCGCCGGGCAGCCGGGATGAGATCGCGCAGTTGATCCGGCAGCATGGCGTGCCGTGGACCTTTGGCCGGAGCGGCACCGGCAATCTGCAGGCACCGTTCTTCGCGGCCTACATGGCGCACAAGGAGCGATTCCTCTTCGATGCAGTCAGCGGGATGCACTACTGGTACAAGGAGGACCGGGGTATCTGGATGAGCATGAGCCGCGAGGAGATGGCGCAGAAGGCCCTGGAGACCGCCAGGCGCGTTCTGTTGGATCAGGTGGCGTCTACGGAGGACCCGCGGCTGCCGGCGCTGCTGACGAGGCTCACAGCGAGTTTCGCCGATCAGGTGGTGGATCTGATCGGAAGGCTGCAGGTCGAGCGCAATCCGTTCTCCAGGCCGGACAGCGTGGTCCACTGCAGCAATGTCATGGTGGACCTGCGTGCTGCGCCGTATGAGATGCACGGGTTTGGCCCGGAGTGGATGAGCAGGAACCAGACCCCGGTACGCTACGTGCAGGGTGCGCAGAGCCCGATGTGGCAGGCATTCCTGGATCATGCGCTGCCCGAGCAGGATGACCAGATGCTGCTGCAGCGTTGGGGCGGACTTGCGCTGCTTCAGAGGAACAGGCCCCAGGTGATCCTGCTGCTGACAGGCACGGGCGGCGGCGGGAAGAGCACCGTGGCCGGGCTTGTGCGGCGGTTGGTCGGTGATGAGAACTGCAGCGAGCTCAGGACCGCGCACCTGGGGAGTCGGTTCGAGCTGGCCAACTTCCACGATAGGACGTTACTGATCGGCAGCGACGTGCCGCCGGACTTCCTGTCCTGCGAGGAGAGCCAGCAGCTCAAGGCACTGACCGGCGGCGATAGGCTGAGCGTGGAGTTCAAGGGGAAGTCAGGGGCAAAGGCAGTGGTGGGCGACTGGAACGTCATCGTGACTGCGAATAGTCGGCTGAAGGTCAATGTGCAGGGCGACCTGGGTGCGTGGTCGAGGCGGTTGCTGCTGCTCGACTTCAGCCAGCCCAAGCCTGAGAAGGTGATTCCCAATTATCACGATGTGATGATAGAGCGTGAAGGTAGTGGTATATTGAACTGGTTCCTGCAGGGTGCGGAGGATCTGTGCCGGGTCATGCAGGCCGGAAGGCCGTTCCCGGTGACCGAGAGGCAGCGCGGCATGATTGATAACTTGTTGAGCGAGAGCGATAGTGTTAGATACTTTATCGTCAATCATGTCAGAGGCAGCAGTATGTCGTCGGATTGTATCACTACTGAGGAGCTATACAGTGCCTATATGACGATGTGTAACAACAAGGAATGGGGGCCTGAACCGGAGAAGCGTTTCCAGAAGCGTGCTGCTGAACTCATGCTGGAGATACACCAGGCCATCCCGTCGAACCACATTCACCGTAGCGACGGTCAGCAACAACAGTCCCGAGGCTACATGAAAGTTACCTTGACCGCATGAAAAACACTGGATTGGTCAAGCGTAGTCAAGCGTTTGGGACGGGGGACGGCACTTCTCAACTCGGTGCATGGAGTGTAAAAGAGGGTATAAGGTGCTCCAAGGTAGGAATGGAGTTGGGAAATGCCGTCCCTCCCGTCCAAAACGCTAGACACCGCTTGACAGTGGTAGGCCTACGTAAAATTGGCTCGAAATTGGTCGGGCAATGCCCAGCCTGTGCCGAGGTAGGTGGTGATAAGCAGCGCAACCACCTTGTCATCCAGGCAGACGGAAGGTTTGGTTGCGTAATCCACCCCGGCATCAGTGGCAAGGAACATAGGCAACGCATTTTTCAGCTTATAGGAGATAGAAGCGGCAAGGGGAGGCAACACTTGCCCGCAACACCATTAGACATATCATTGTTATGACAGTAACAAACACAACCAAACTATTGATGGAGGCACCGCACCTTGTTAAAATAGGCGTGCAGCGCGGCTGGCTATCGTATCCCAAGAACATGGCATTCAAGGAAGACGGCACGCCAGACCCGGTGATGCATGATGAGCCCGAGGTCACCGAGCAGCGCCATACGCCAGATCTGGCACGCAAGGCCTACGACCTCCGGGACCGTGGCCTCTCATTAAACGACGTCGCAGCAGCCTGCCAAGTGCCCCGAGGCAGCGTCGTCTACCTGATCAGCAAGGGGCATGAACTCTTTCTCGCAAGCCAACGGAAGGACATTGAACCATGACCGCAACCAAGGCAGAATCCCCACAGATGGAAGATCCATTTATTTACGCACCGCAGCCGACCAGCAAGGTGCAAGGCACAACCCAGGCAGGCACCAGGCCGTCCATCCATGTCTCGCTATACGCCTACGGTGGCATTAGTGCCGCCTGTATGATGTCTTGGATCGACCTGACGGCCACCTTCGCCCGTTCTGACAGGCAGACCGATCTGCGCACCATCCGGGAGGATGCGCTGATCAGCCGCTCCCGCTGCCGCGCCACCAAGTGGTTCCTCGACTCAGGCAAGGATGTGTGGGTGCAGCTCGACCACGACATCGAGTTCACTGCCGCCGATATCATCCGCATGGCCGAGCTGGCCCATGAGCACCAGGCAACGGTGTGCATCCCCTACTCATGCCGCTCACTGCCCGCCAGGCCGGCCCTGCGACCCAAGGTCGAGCACCTGCAGGCCCTGAAGCATCAGGTCAATGACGCAGAGTGCGCAGCGGAGCTGGTGCCCATTACGATGTTCGCCTCAGGATGCCTCGCAATCCCCCGTAAATGCCTTATGGCGACACTTGATGCGCTGGGAGGGTCAGGAGTGCAGATGCCGTACAGGATCGACTGGTGCGACGATGTGAGGGTCGACAGGTTCCCGACCCTGTGGATGCCCATTGCCATGGATTCCATGCCGGGCAAACTCGAGTATCTCAGTGAGGATTACGCTGCCGCGGTCAGGATGACCCTGGCCGGAGTAAATCACTACTCAATGAAGCCCAAGAAGCAGCTCAACCACTGGGGAGAGTTCCCCTTTAGCTTTGCGCCTTATGCCGGGTAAGAAGACCAGGGCATCACTGAGTGATGTCGCTGCAAAGGCTGGGACCGACAGAAACCGCGTAGCGTGGGCACTACGTGATGACCCAAGGCTTCCAAAGGAGTTCAAGGATAAGATCAGAAAAGCTGCAGAGGAGGTTGGCTACAGTAAGCCACCGACTAACCAGCATTCAAACTCCAAGCTGGACCAAGAAAAGGCAGACATAATTGTCGATGGCATCATCAAGAATGAGTCGCTTGCAAAGATTGCAGCGGATGCTGGATTGAGTGAGCAGACTGCGTTTAAGTACATTAGGGGAGTCAAAGTGCCGCACGACTACCCCGAAAATGAGGATGACTGGCGCAAGGATGTTACTGGATTTCTGGAGGTCGCAATATGGAAAGGCACGAAACGACTAGCCCAGGAATCAATGGCGTTCATCGATGACCGCAGCCTTCCCGTAGCGGTAGCGGTGCTAACCGACAAGCTTGCCAATATCAAAGGCCAGCCCACCAGTATCCACCTCGCCATGACCGCCTCGGTGAACCACCGCGACCTGATGAAGGACTTGAAAGAGCGCGACGTGACGCCTGTGAACGACGAGCAGACGCCCGATGTAACCGACTGACTGAGTATGATAAAATAGATTATCAGGCCCTGATAACCACCCCGGCGTCCGCCCGATCCAGCTATCCCCAGGCCACCCCCCGGGGGAGGGGGTCAGGCAATCCGCAGGAACGGTAAAAGTCGACGGGTTTCCCAAAACGAAAAATATTGATAAATGAGCCAACCCCTCTGCCTCACCTGCTCCAAGCCCTTCGAGATCATCAAGGTCCGCACCGGCTCCAATCAGAAGCGCTTCTGCTCCGACGCCTGCAACGACACCTGGTGGAACGAGCAACCGCAGCACCCCGTCATCCCCAAGGTCGACGCCTCGCACCCCCGCGCACTTGAGCTCAAGCAGAAGCGCACCCAGCTCGTGCTCCTCGAGAAGGCCGACCCCTACACCTACGGCTACATCCCGGACCACTGGGAGATCGCCAACACCGAGTTTCAGGCCACCCAGGAGCTCCTTATCTCTGGCGGCAACCGCGCCGGCAAAACCCTGTGGGCCGCACGCCGCGTGGTGCAAACCCTCCTCGAGAAGGAAAACGCCAGCGTCCTCTGCTGCCACACAAGCCACGCCACCTCGGTCACAGTTCAGCAACCCGCAATCTACAATTACCTACCCGTCGCCCTCCGGGCGACCAAGAAGGGCCGCATCCACTACCTGAACTACAGCCGCAAGAACGGTTTCACCGACGGCTCATTCATCCTACCCAACGGATCACGCTGCGACTTCCTGAACTACACGCAGAGCGAGAACACCATCGAGGGCCGGGAGGCCGACCTGATCTGGTGCGACGAGCTGGTCCCGCAGTCCTGGGTGGACACACTCCGCTACCGCCTCATCACCCGCCGCGGCAAGCTCCTGGTCACCCAGACACCCCTCGAGGGCGTGGCCAGCGTCTACAAGGAGTTCACCGCCGGCTCCTCAATCTCCGCTTTCCACGACGCCGAGCTCATCAAAGGCAAGCAAGCGCTCCCCACCTGGCCCCTCGGCAAGGCCGCCCGCACCATGGTGCAGCCCCAGACCAACCGGCGCACCGTGTTCTTCTTCTCGGAAGACAACCCCTACAACCCCTTCGACGAGATGAAGTCGAAGCTAGTCACCTCGCCTATGGGCCAGATCCTGACCCGGGCCTACGGATGGGCCAGTGACAACATCGGCAAGGCATTCGCCCGTTTCCGCCCCGATATCCACTGCATCCCGGCCTCCAAGGTGCCCCCGGGCGGCACGCTGTACATGGTGTGCGACCCTGCGGGCGCCCGCAATTGGTTCTGCCTGTGGCTCCTTGTGTATGAGGACGGCAAGCGCATCGTTGTCCGCGAGTTCCCGGACTTCTCCAACTTTGGCGAGTGGGCACTGCCCTCCGAGAAGCCCGACGGCAAGCTCGGGCCTGCGCAGACCTTGGATGCCGGGCGGTCGATATCCGAGTACCGTAACCTATTCAGGACCATTGAGGCCGAGCTCGGTTACGGCGAGCCCGTGATGCGCCTGATCGACCCCAAGGCCGGCGGTTCGCCCGCACTATCCGAGGCCGGCGGCACAACCCTGATCGACCTCCTGGCCGAGTCCGACAACCCCCAGGACGAGCCCATGGCATTCGTACCGGCACCCGGCGTGCCCGTCGACCAGCGCACCAGCGCCATCAACAGCCTCCTCTCCTACGATGCCACCCAGCCGCTCACCCCGCTCAACGAGCCCTCGCTCTACATTACCGACGACTGCGTCAACCTTACCTACGCACTCTCCGAGCACACCGGGCGCGACGGGCAGAAGGGTGCGACCAAGGACCCCATCGACTGCTTGGGGATGCTCTTGGTCTCCGGTCTTGCGTTCGTAGGCCATGGGGGCTTTGATTGCCGCGGCGGCGGTGGATACTAACAAAAGACACTATGCAAGGAGATTCCTACAAGCAGGCAACCGACGTGATGGCACGGGTCGGCGACGAGCCCAATGTCAGCGCACTGACCGAGGAGCTGCGGCGTTCGGCCACCGACTACGGCGTCTTCGCCCGTGTCGAGAATGCCGAGAATGTGCGCTACTGCCGCTGGCCTGGTCAGACCGACGACGGCAAGAAGTGGAATGATGCCAACCGCAACAAGCCGGCATTCCCCTGGGACGGCGCCTCCGACACCCGCATCCCGCTTGCCGACGAGGTGATCAACGGCCTCGTGGACCTCTGCAGCACCTCCTTCTGGCGATCGATGCTCCGGGTCTCGCCGACCAACATCAGCCAGCTCGACCAGGCAGTCACCGCGCACAACCTGATGGATTGGACGGTCAACGCCCGGATGTACAACGACCTGACCCGCGAGGTCGAGCTGCTCTCGCAGTACCTCTGGACCTACGGCTGGGCAGGCGTGCACGTTACCTGGCAGCAGGAGATGGGTCAGAAGGAGCAATACCTGACCATGGACCAGATCATGGCACTGGCCGCGCAGTCTCCCCAAGACTCTGTCCTGGCCGACCTGCCCAACCTCATTGCAAACCCCGAGGCCGACGATCAGTCCGCGGAACTTCTCCTTTCGGCCTTCCCCAACCTCCGCAAGCGCCGTGCCCTCAAGGCCATCCGCGACCTGCGCACCGAGGGCGAGTGCGACTTCCCGATTCCGACCATGGTCACCAACAAGCCCATGGTCGCAGCTCTGGCACCCTACGACGAGCTGGTGTTCCCGCCCGAGACCACCGACATCCAGAGTGCCCGGGTAGTCTTCCGCCGGTTTTACATGACCGAGGCCGAGCTCCTGAACAAGGTCGAGGTCGAAGGCTGGGACGCCGAGTGGGCTCAAGAGGCCATCAACACGATGGGCCGCTTCAGCGACTACTCGGCCTACACCTACGCTGCCGTCGGCCTGGCCGAGAACAGCATCCTCGACCGCGAGAACCTCATCGAAGTGGTCTACAGCTACCAGAAATCAATCGACTCCGACGGCATCCCGGGCGTGTTCTACACCGTCTTCAGCCCCCAGGTGGGCGACAAGTGGGGCTACTTCGACCTCTTGGACTACACGCACGGCCAGTATCCCTTCGTTGTCTGGCGCTCCGAGCTGATCCACCGGCAGATCACCGAGAGCCGCGGCGTGCCCGAGGTTTGCTCGACCTGGCAGCACGAGGTGAAGGCCCAGCGCGACTCCATTTTCGACTATACGTCCCTGGCCACCCTGCCGCCCATCGAGGTCCCGAAGACCCGCGGCGGCAATCTGAAGATTGGCCCCGCCATCCAGATCCCTGTCCTGCGCCGCGGCGAGATCGGCTTTCTGCAGCCGCCAGCCCGCGAGCCCAGCGTTGCCTTCCAACTGATCGCGGCCATCGAGGCCCAGACCGACCGCTACTTTGGCCGCCCGACCGAGAAGGTCCCGCCGGTGATCACCCAGATGCGCCAGCAGCGCCTGATTAACAACTGGCTGCATGGCTGGACCGAGGCCTTCCGCCAGGTCCTTGCACTCACGCTGCAGTACATCGGCCCCGCCGAGATCCAGCGCATCACGGCCTCGGCCACACCGCTCCCGCAGGACGTGCAGGACTTCGACGTGATGCTGAAGTTCGACATCCGCGAGCTCTCGACCGACCTGGTGACCGAGAAGCTCAAGGCCATCTCCACCCTCGTTCTCCCCCTCGACACGGCTGGCGTCATCGACCGTGCCAAGCTGATCAGTGTTGCGCTCCGAGCCATCGACCCGACCCTGGCCAGCGAGCTGGTGATGCAGCAGGGGCCTGCCGCGCAGAAGATGTTCAACGAGACCAACGACGAGATCGCGCTGATGAGCCTCGGCAACCCGCCGCAGCTCCGGGAGAACGACCCCACCGCACCCATGCGCCTGCAGTTCAGCCAGCAGGTCCTGCAATCCAACCCGAAATACCAAGCCCAACTGCAGCAGGACCCGCTCTTCCAGGCGAACCTGCAGAAGTACATTGAGAATCTGCAGTTCTCGGTGCAACAGCAGCAGAACGCCATCACAGGCCGCCTTGGAGTCCAATGAAACTCAACGAAGAACAACTCTCGGAGGCCCTGTCAGTGTCCGAGGAGCACCCGGTGCTCAAGGCTATGGGCCAGGTCATCGAAGACACGCTACGGGACGAGGTGCACAGTGCCCTCCTCCCATCACTTTCTGCGGAGGACCGTGCCTATAACGCAGGCCGGGCAGCCGCAATCAAGGATCTGATCGCACAAATCAGTGCGTTAAGAAACGGGAGGGAGTTGACTTCCGGTCAATTCTAGGCTCTCACTCACACAACGGCTTCTTGGTTGGCCTTAAACAACCATGGTGCAGCATACCCGGCTTGCAGGGTCTAAAAGCATGGACATCCCGACGAATACACAGGAAGCGACCCTGTCTAAAAACACGGCACAGCCCCCAATCAACCCGATGCAGTTCGACGAATCGGCGTTGGCCAAGCTACTGAAGTCACGCTTCAGCGGGGAGGAAGACAAGGCATCAGCCGTCGAGCAACAAGCGCCGGAGCCGGAAGCCACTTCAGTGGACGATCAGGCCGAGGATGCGGAGCCGACCGCAGAACAAACGGATGCGCAGGCCGAGTTGCCTGAGCAGGAGGTTCTTTCCGAGACTGAAGAGAACAGCGACGAGGAATCGCTGGGCTACCGCAAACGCATCGACAAGCTCACGCGCCAGAAGAAAGAGGCGCTGGAGAAGGCCGAGGCGCTCGAGCGGGAGCTCAACGACGCCAAGACCAAGCTGGAGCAGACCATCGAAAGGCCTACCGCGGTGCAGTCCGCTGCAGACCCGTTTGCCGATGTCTGGGAAGTGTCGAAGCTCAACGATGAGTGGAGCAAGGCCCGGAATCTGAAACGGTGGTGCGAGGACAACATCGACGGCTGCGAAGTAGAGGGCAAGGAGTACAGCGCGGAGGACGTGAAGCAGATCAAACGGCGTGTCGAAGACGCCATCGACCTGCACATCCCCAATCGCGCCCGCTTCCTGCAGAACTACCAGCAGATCAAGCCCATCGCGGAACAGCTCTACCCATGGTGGAAAGACCGTTCGGCTGCCGAGTACACCGAAGCGCAGGCCGTCCTGCGGCAACTGCCGCAGATTGCCTCATTGCCGGAGTACCAGGTGCTGGTCGGTGACTTCATTGCCGGGCGCAAGTTGCGTCTGGCTCAGGAGTCCGCCAAGGGCAAGCCATCTGCCACCCGCCCACTGGCCAAGGCACCCAGTCAGCCCGGTCGACCCACCGTCATT